AGCAGGTTTCGGATTACCTCAATCGGATCATTGTCATGCTGGAAGCCGCCGCCTGCAGCATAGCGGGCATGAGAGCCTCCAGCCTTCAATGAGACGGATTCATCACAGACGTCCGCCGCATCCTTCCAGTAATCGATTGAGGGCGCGAGGCGACGGTCATAATCGAGACCAAGCCCACCGCAGTCGGTCGAGATCAGGAAAGTCGCAAGCTCGTTGGCCGGGTTCTCCGACCAGTCCCAGGTCGACCGATCGCTGGAATCGTGAGCGGTGACGCGCGGGTCAAAGCAAGCCTGCCAGCGGCCCACCACCGATGGCTGGGGCAACCCGTAAGGATAGACGCCCGCGAAGCGCTCGGACTTGGTCGCGTAGCACCGCAGGCCGATGGAAGCGACACCGTCGCCGCGATAGCTCGAACCCCACGTTGGGCAGTCCGTTATCGCAGCATGAGCCGTTTCGGTCGCCGCACCCGTGTTGTCATTCCATCGGATCGCATTCTCGTACTGGTCGCCAGAGCCCGAATAGGTAACGACATCAGAATATCCCGTGCCGCTAATCGTGCCGGACCCAACCGTCACCACATCATCATGCAGAAAGCGGGTTTCGATGGCGTCAATCTCTCCGTCATGGAATGCGATCACATCGTAACTGTCCCCGTCATACTCTTCGAAGAGCATGTACGGGCCAGAAAGTCGGGACCGACCGAAACCGGATTGCCTTGGCGGGACCGGTTGCCGAAACGGGATACTCGCCTGGTCTGCTGATTTTGGGTTGGGAGACAATAGTCGCGACACGGCGAAAGCAATCGCGGCTTGCCCCGCATACTCGACCACCGCCACCGTTGCCGCCGCGGCAAAATCAGCCGCCGCTTTGGAGCCGGAAATGGCGAATACCGCCTTCCCGACCTGGGACCCAATCGCCTGAATGAAAGCCGCGACAGTATTAGCCATCTGCCAGCCTCCATGCGGCTAGGGGTTGATATGAAGAAACTTGGACAAATGGGCCGGCCATCACCGCGAAACGTGGGGCGGGCCCTACAGCGATAGCGAGTGTCTCCCGCAAGCGTCTGCGGGTGGGATGCGTGGGCGACATCACGACAGCCGCATCGCCCTCGCGCGCATCGTCGGCATCGATCTGCCGGAAGCCAGACTGTACGGCGAGCTCGCTGCACACCGCTTCCATGCCGCCCTTGTTGCGCACGTGTCGAGCCCAGTCTCGAACGGCCATGTCTTCGACGCCCGGCATCGGATGGCGCCCGGTCAGCACCTCTACCCAGCCGCACAAAAAAGCCCCGCAATTGGCGGGGCGGGCTTGGCAGGCGTGGTCGAGATAATCGGCTACGCGCGGGGCCATGGCTTTGGCTGCTCCTGGCGATAAAGGTTCACTCGCTCGCAGAACGTATCACCCGATGATCGCGCCTGTTGGCTCAGGTCGGTGTAGTAGGCCGGAGACGGGCGTCGTCGACCGGTCAGGGCCGACCCGACAGAGAGGCGCAGCGTATTCAGACGCTCGCCGCTGGAGCCTGACGAGGCCGGACTGAGAGAGTCCGCAAGGCCCTCCCATATCCATTTCACCGGAAGCGCGATCTGCCAGTCCTCATCGAACATGACGAGGCCGACATTGACCCTCGCCCGACGAACCAGCTCGCTCTCCGCGTCCGATAGGTTGACGACCTCGCTGGTCACAGCGGCGCCAGAGAGGACAAACTCAACCCGGTCCGCATCTCCATTGAGCAGCGCTTCGAACACTGGCAGATCGACGAGCTCTCCCGCGCCGTAATAGATGTTGGATGCATCGTCTTCGATGTTGTCCGTGTCGATGGTCAGATCGCCGAACCCGGCCCAAAGCCGAACCACAGCATTGTCTGTCAGCACCATGCGGAATAGGATCGATGGGCGGACAGCCCCCTTCTCCAGGATAGCGGCCTGTTCTGAGGTGTAGAGCGCCATCGCTAAGCCGCCTGCGGGTCGAAATGCTCGACGAAAATAGGTGCGGCGTCCATGAACTTCAGGTGGGTGAGCGGACCATACCAGCCATCTTCCACACGCATCAGGCACCGCGGGTTATCGAAGTCGACTTCAGTGGCCGTCGTCACAGCGGCACGCAGCGGCGGGTCGATCTTAACGGTGATTGTCGTTGCCGTGCGCGACGTCACGCTTTTGATGAAATGAAGTCGAGCGCCGTCGGAGTTGATGACGCTGAAAGGCTCTCCGCCGATAATATCGACTTCACTGTCCAGATTGAGCTGGACCTCGGTGTCTCTGAGGTCGTAGGCCTGCGCGAAGGATACTTCGATCAACGGCGCATTGTCGTATCCTGCGCCGTCATCGAAATAGCTGCCATCGCCGTGCGGGATGCCCTCATATGTGGCCCCGCCGAGGAGCGGTACCTTGCCCGCGCCGAGGAACGGCAGCTCGAACGGCTCCCCGTTCTCTGCATAGCGCGCTCCATAGGACCGCCACCGCCGCAGCTGGTTTGCGGTGCGCAGTTGCACAAGCAGCGTCGCAGTGTGCGCCCCGCCACCAGTTGTGGATGCCCGTTGGCTGATGCCAGAAAGCGACCGCCCACCACTCTTTCGGGCCCCGACACGGTCCCAGCGCGGATTGTTCGGATAAAAGTCCTCGATAGGAAGAATCTCCGGCATGGTTATCCCTTCAGCTTCCTATTCGTAGCGCGCTGCTGCTCGCCCTGGGCTTTCGAAATCGCACCGAGCGTGCGTGCGTTTCCAGCCGCCACAGCTGGCTCTGCAGCCTCTTGAACCTTGACGTCGAAATACTCAGACTTGTCGACACCCACGAAGACGACGCGGTCGCGGATGATCTCCCGCGCAGCGCCACCCTTGGATCCCATTGGCTCGATACGAACGCCGCCGCCAGGGAGCGCGAAAGCCCGCTCCATGCCCGCCTCGCCGACATAGCCGTACTGGCCCGGAGACATTGTGCCTCCGCTCCCGAAGAAGCCAGCGAAGGCCTTGGCCGTCTTTGCGGCTCCGCTGGCTGTGGAGCCAGCGCCAACCGCCGAAGCCATGGCCGCGGCGGCCTGTGCGCCGGCGGCGCGGATCGCTGCGGCCATCGTCGTCGCCGCACTCTGCCCGGCAACTGTGATAGACGTGCCCATGGCCGTTCCGGCGGCTTGACCCTGAGCTAACCCCTGAGCGGCAGCGCGTGCCGTGTCTACCGGCGCGTCGAACAGAGCATCGAAGAGCTTCTCACCAGCACGTCGCAGACCTTCGTCAGCAATCGTGCCAAGAGAGTTAAGGAGGAAACCGCGCAGATCGCCGGACATCGCCGCTCTGATGCCATCAGAGAAAGCGCGGGCAAAGATGCTCCGGTGCTCACCGTAGATCCGGGCTGCCTCCTCCGCCTTGACTTCACCGCGGGCCCGCTCAGCGGCGGCGCTGTCATCCAGCCCACCTTCATCGCGATACCGGCGACGTCGCGCCTCGATCTCCTCCTGCATCTGCAGGGTGCGCGCCAGCTCCTCCTGACCGGCCAGCTCGGCAAGCGTAATTTCATGGGCAAGCCGCGCATCGCTCAGCATCCGGCGCCGGGTCGACAGCCGAGCCTCTTCGATCCGGTGTGTGTCTTCCACCGCCTGCTGAATGGCTTCGTCGACGGACAGTCCATATTCGCGATAGCGGTTGATGCGCTCTTGGAAGTCTGCCTCGCGCTCGAGTGCTTCGACCGCCTGCTGGTTTTCCGCCGCCTGTGCCACTTCCAGGTCGACCGCCCGGCGCGCGAGACGCAGCTCGCGCTGCATTGCCTGTTCGCGCGCTTCGACAAGGCGAGTTTGGTCCGACTCGGCTCGCGTGCGTGCTTCAGCCAGGTCGTATCCGGCCTTCTCGTAAGCTGCGATACGGCTCATGAGGTCGAGTTGGTCTTCAAGCTCTCGCGCTCGCTCGACATCATTGGCCAAGAGCGCGAGTGAAAGCTCAAGTTGGGCTTCGAGGCGATCTCGGGCCGCCTGATCCTCCGCAGACACCGGGGTCTCGATGGGACGCCCGTCCGGCGTAAACTCGTCAGCAGCGGAGCGGAGATTGCGCATTCGAACAGCCAATTCGCCGAACCGGTAGTTCAAGGCCTCGACGATCTCCAGAGCGGCTTCTGCGCTCGTGATGTCTCCGGTCTCCTGCGTAATTCGGTCGATGGCTGCCTGACCGATCGATCCGCGCAGGCGCCCAATGTTGACGGTATGCCGGCCGCCGACAGCTGCTCGCCTGTCATATTCAGCGGCCAACTCTAGCAGCGCTTCCATTTCCTGGCGGATCTCATTGAGCGACTGCGGGGACGACATGCCCTGCGACAGTGTCTCCGAGACGTACTGCGAGATGTTTCCAAGCGCCGACACCCCGGCAACGCCGAAGCCTGCAATCTGGGCCAGGAGCCCGGCAAATTCTGCAAGCCCTTCCTTGTTCTCCCGAATGGTCCGGGCGAGATCATCGATAGCGCGCGCCATGCCTGCAGTCGCCCCGCTGGCATCATCCATCCCGCCGACCGCCTCGAGAGCGGCCGTCTGCAGGTTCGTCATCGCCTGGCCGACCGTCATGCGGGTGGCGTTGAACTGGCGTTCGATTTCATCGCCCGCGTTCAGCATGGCTTGCAGAATGATATCGCCTGTGATGCGCCCCTCAGCGCCGAGATCACGCAACGCGCCGATGCTCACCCCCATAGCATCCGCTATAGCCTGGGCAACCAGTGGTGCGTTCTCTCGGATCGAGCGAAGCTCTTCGCCCTGCAGAGCCCCCGAAGCGATGCCCTGGGACAGCTGCAGGATCGATGAGCGCTGCTCGCTTGAAGACGAGCCACCAGCGATGAAGGCTTTGTTCACCAGTTCGGTGACGCGCAGCACGTCTTCTTGGGACCGGCCGAGTTCAGAGGCGGCCCGCTCCAGACGGGAATAGAGGGTCACCGTACCCTCGAAGGACGAACGGGTCTCCGTCGCCACATCGGCGATTTCGCTCATGGACGCCGTCGTCCGACCGATTGTCTGCTCCACCGCAGCGAGAGCGTTTTCGGCGTTTGTCCATGCATCAGCCATGCGCACAGTTTGACGGATGACCAGCCCGGCAGCCGCCACGGAGAAGACGCGCGCAAGCGTGCGGCCCATGCCGATAGTGGCGCGCTCGGTTCGCTGGGCTGAGTTCTGCATCCCGGCCATCATCTGGTCGAACTTGTGCGCGTTCTTCTGGTTTTCTTTGATGTATTTGTCCCACTTCGCCTCGAACTCGACGCGAACGGTATCGGCAACAGCTGGCATGCTGAATCACCTCATTGCGTGGTTTGAGGGGCGTGGTTGGACTGTTTGGCGAGCGCATCGGCGACCCGGTCTTCGAATGACCGCCAGTCCTCGTCAGAGACCGGGGGCGCCTCATCAGGCGACCGCGAGCGCTTTTTGAGAGCGTGCATCAGAGCGGTCACTTCATAGAGCGACATCTCATCACACGCTGAAGGCGGGATGTGGTTGAGGAAGAAGACGGCCTGGATGTCTGCTACGTCGATAAATCCGGGCCGCTCGGCATCTCCCCCGATGCGTCCCCACCCTCCGTGCGGAACTCATCCATGCCGAAATACAGGGCATTGAGGATGGCTTGTGCCGTCGGCAACGGAGCCGCGTCATCACCATCCGGACACAGCGCACACCCGTCGACATGCGTGTCAACGATGCGCGTTGCCTCTGTGGGTGCCATGCCGCCACCGATGAGACCGAGACGGATCGTGTGATAGACGTCATCGATGTTGAACCGGCCCGCCATTGCTCGTTGAGCAATGACACCGACGCCTTCGTCACCCAGCTCTTTTTGAAGCTCTCGGATCTGCTTCAATCCAAGCTTGAAGGCGTAGCCGGGCTTCGGATTATCGCCGAAGCCCAGCACGATTTCAGCTGAGGTGCTCATTACGCGGCAGGAGTCCAGGTTTCAGCGCCAGAGAAGCGCACGGTGCCACTGATCTGCCACTTCCCGTCCTCGCGCTGACCCTGCTCCTCAAAGGCCGTGAGGTACGCAGCGCCGGCCAGCGTGCCGCCGCCATTGCCGGAGGTCAGGTCGCGGAACCACTGGATATTCTTCGACCCGCCAGCGCGGTCCCACGCATCCCAGGTCGCAAGCGCTTCGGTGGTCAGAAGACCGGAAAAGCTGATCTGGTGGTTGCGAGAGACCTCATCGAGGACGATTTGCATCAGCGCGTCCACGTCCGCGCAGTCCGGGACCTGCGTCTCGGCAATGTTGACGTTCGTCGTCTTCGTCAGGTTGGTGATTCCGCACGGCGCGGAAAAGGATTCAGAGGTGGCACCGTCACCCAGCAGAAGCGCTTGGGTGCCGAAGCCTACGGAAGTTGCAGTGGCCATGTTATGGGGCTCCATCTAAGGGAAGCGGCGCCTCTCGACGCTGCGCGGTTCGGCTTGCCCAAGGCCGGGGTGCAGGGCATCCGCCATATCTCAGGCGGAAACAGATTCCTTGGTGATCACGTCGAAGCGGATCGCGGCGTGAAAGCCGTCTTCATCTGGCTCGTCCAGGTAGATCGTTTGGCGCCAGTCGAGCGAGACAAGGCCAATGGTATTGCCGGTCGCCTCTGGCAGGGGCAGCGTGTCATCACTCAGCGCGTCAACAATCGCCTCGGCAAGAAGCTGGCATGAGTTCTCGTCCGGTCCCTTTGCAAAGGCATGTATCGTGATGCTCGTTTCCGAACCGACACCGCATGAGGACTGCCACGGCGAAGCGATCGGTCCGCCGATGCGGATGAACGGCCACGTCTCTGCTGCGGCCGATTTCATGCCGCGAACGCGGGTACTGGTGATGTCGGTGACCGCCGACGTCGCCAGCAGCTTCTTCACGATTGCTGCGCGAACCTCGCGGCTGTGATCAACAGGGTTGGCCATCGTCAGCTTCCACATCGACCGTTGAAGGGGCGTCGGTCAGCACCAAACGCTCGACATCGCCGGACTTGGACACCTTCGTGTCTTTCGGCTTTATCGTGCGCTTGGCTGCGCCATCTGCCACTGCCTGATCAGCAACCGGCGTCGGCAGATAGCGGACCTGTTCAGGCCTGAAGACCTGGACGGCGTGCTTTGCCTTTCGCCACGTCCATTCCTCGGTAAAACGAATCCACGGCATCAGCCTCTCCTGATCGTTATGTTGATCGCTGTCGTGCACAGCAATGTCAGCCTCGGGCGCACGATCTTCGCCGCTGGCTCCATGTAGGGCCGGGCCGCCATCTTCGACGTTCCCAACTCAAGGTGAGCCGCATAGGGCGCCGTGCTCTCGGTGAGCGCGGATGCCGGCCCCGTCTTGCGGTTTGTTATACCGCCGGCCAACAGGCCTGTATCCCAGTTCGGCGGCTCTCCGGGGGCCGAGGCAACGTGCCCCTTGCCTGAGACCGCCCCTTCGGAAATCAGCAGCTGTGCTTCGACGCGAGCCATATCAGACGCGGCATAAACCGCCCGGCCGACCTCCTGCAGGGCAGCCGGACCCGAGAGCGCTTGGAGCCGTCGGGAATGACGTCGCGCACCCGTGATCTTCACCATCAGCCCTCGTTGCGCTCCTTGCAGCGAAGCTTCCACTGGCTGTGCGCACCGTCCTGCATCACATCAAGAACATCGTAGAGCTGCCCCTCATAGGTGATGCGGTCCTCCTGGCTCGGTGTGACGCCGAGCGTCGAGACCAGCACAATGATCATGACCTCTTCGGTGCTCATGCCCAGATCGGCCCTCGTCTTGGCGCTCAGCGTTGGCCGGTGTGCTTTGCAGGTCTCCGGAGTCCCCGTCGTCACGACCCAGCCGCCCTCACCGTCGCTGGCGAGCGAGTCCTGCCGGAAGGTCGCGTCCAGATAGATCCCGGAGAATGCCGCCCCGAACACGGTCGACATCCCAGTGTTGAGAAAGCTCATCAGACTGCCTTGATGCCCGGGTGAGACCGGCGACGCAGAGCCTTGAAGCGCTGTCCGTAGAGGGTGGTCGACAGAAGGTCTCCACCACTCTGTGTGTCGAAGCGCTCAAGCGTGAGATCGGCGGATTTCATCACCTTGAAGCCCGCCGCGCCGTTGGCGTTGGCTTTCGCATCCGCTCCGGTTCCCAGGCCATCGAGGGTGAGTTCGTGTGCCGCCAAGAGCATCTCCGCCTCCGCCCGGTCGTCCTCCAGCCATGTGCTGTCGACCTGCCGTCTCGCGCGCTCCAGAGCCGCGTCAACCGTTGCATCTGCCACATCAGCAAATGCAGGGAAGCGAGCCTGGAGCGCGTCTGCATCGGGCTGGGAATACGCCATTATTCAGACGCCTTCCCAGCTGTCTTCAGGGCTTCGACGATCTCCCCCTTCTTGGACGGGCAACTCTCGCCGAGGAAGGCGCTGGCAGCGGCCTTGAATGTCGAGAAGTGGACATCCTTGTCTTCCGCCATGGCCAGCAAGACCTCGGCGTTGACCGCCTGGTCCGGGGTCTCCGGCGCGCCATCGCCCTCACCGCCTTCTTCGCCCTCGTTGCCTTCACCTGAGCCAGCGTCATCGTCAGCGTCGCCACTCGGCTCAGGCGCGTTCTCACCCGCATCGGCCTGCTCGCCCGGATCGACCTGCGTCAATCCCTCGACCGGCTCCGGCGCTTGCGCGTCGACCGGGACGACGGTGATGTTCTCCGCCTCGGCGTTGACCGCCTGGTCCGGGGTCATCTCAAGCTCGATGGTCTGCCCCGGATAGACGTACTTCGTCCCGCCCGGGAGGACGACTCCGTACGAGCCCGCCTTGCGGTCATTAGTGATCGAATACATCGGCATGATGTTCTCCTTGCTCTTGCCGGGCCGCTGCCACAACAGCAGCCGGGGAAGCGCATGGAATACGGGGACGAGCGAACCCGTCCCCGTTTTCACTCAGCCTTAACCGGTGAGACCGTCGCGATACTTGACCGCGCCCGGCAGACGAATCTCGACGCCACCGGTTCGGAAGTAGCCGGGAACCTCGAACGCCATCGGGCCCGTCTGCCAGACCGGCAGGAAGCGAAGCGGCACCGGCAGGTGCAGCTTGAGAACCTGCGGGTCCTTGCGGTAGGCGATCAGGCGACCGGTGCTGGACGTGCCAGCGTCTTCCAGGCCGTCACCGACACGGATCGTGAGACGTTGCCCGGTGATCGCAGTATAGATGTTGTTGTCCATCACATACTGGAGGATCGTCTTGTCCGGGTAGGTCGTGCTCATCGGCTGAGACGCGATATACGTGTACGCGGTCAGCGGAAGCAGGATCGTATCGGCCAGTTCGGTACGCTTGGTGCCCTCGAAGGCCGCCGTCAGCGCCTCATTGATGTCCCGAAGGATCAATGCGGGCGTTTTTGCGGTCCAGAGGCGCGAGGAGCCAGTGCCGTCATTGGCCATGTTGGCCGCGTTGACGTTGGCGTCGTTGTAAAGGCCGGTCCAGCCCTTACCGGTATCACCGTTGAAGGCAATATCGTCGATGAACTCCTCGTATGCTCGGCGGGCAGCCATGGCACGATCAGCCGAAAGCTGAATGCCCAGGCGTTGCGCCTTGCCCAGCTCCGCGAGGGTCCAGCCATAGCCGATGGCGGCCATGTGGATCTCGTGGGAGTGCTGGGTGCGAGTCACGTCCGCTCGCGGGATGTCACGAGCATTGTGATTGAACCACGCAGCCTGACCGACTTTGTCCATGGAGTAGAACTCGATGGTGTCGGCCCAATCTCCAGCGCTCGTGTCGATCGGGATCAGTTCTGCGTACTGCAGGTCCTTGTATTTCGTCTCATAGACCTGCGGCTCGATGTGAGCCGCCTGCCGGGTAGCGAAGCTCAGTGCGGACTGAGCATCCATAAGTGCCTGGGGCATGGTGAAATAGTCCTTCTAAGGGCAAGGCGCGCTTCACAGCGGGCCGAAAGTGGTTGGGAGTTAGCGGACGCGGATGCGGACCAGCTGGCCAGCCGTACCACCGTCAACGAAAATGGCGTCGATGGTCTGGTTTGCCGTCGCCGCGGCTTCGAAATCGCCATCCGGAGCCACGCTGACCGCAGCGCCGGCGGTGACGGTTCCGCCCGCAGTGACCCAGACAACACCTTCCTCGAGCACACCGACATTGGCGTACTGAGCGTAGGTGTCAGCCGTGGAGTTATCGCCGGTGACATCCTTCACGGAGATGCCGACGAACAGCGCGCTCGACGTCGCCGTCACGCCATCATCAGCCGAGCCCTGAAAGAGCGCTTTGCCGAAACCGACGCCGCCGGTGTCTTCGATCTCGCGAGAGATGCAGTTCGCAGCTTCCATGTTGGCGATCAGGCCTGCCACGGAAGCAGAGATGCCATCGGAGTAGGAGGATTGGAGCACAGCCATAATTTAGGCCTCCGTCTTGGTGAGGCGAGCGACGAAGTCTTCATGGGCCTTGTCGCGAGCCGCTTCGGGGTTGGTCGAGTCCGCGGTGGTCGCCCGGGAAAGTGCCCGCGCCAACGGGTCAGCTTGCTTGGAGGCGTCCGCCGCCAGGATGTCGAAGGTAGCGTCGATATACGCATCCGCCTTGTCCTGGACCGCTTCAGCGCCACGAATGGCGATCACCACAGCCTTTTTGATTCCCGCATCGCTGACACCCTTGGTGTCGACGGACGGAGCGATGGCCTTGGCCGTATCGATCAGATCGGCACGGGCCTGAACCTTGGCGTCAAGCGCCTCAGCATCGAGCACCTTGGCCTTCAGATCGTCGATCTCGGCGTCCTTCTTGGCCAGCTCGGCGTCTTTCGCCGCGAGAGCCTTGTCACCTTCTGCTTTCGCATCGGCGACCTGCTGAACGGCCGCATCGCGGTCCTTGGTCAGCTTTTCGATGGCCTGTGCGCCCGCATCGGTCGTTTCGACCGAGAGCCCATCGACCATCACCTTGCGCAGATTATCCGGCATGTCCGGTTTCCTTTCGTCTGCTTGGTGGATGACGGGGCTGGCGCCCCACTTATTCGCACCGTCGCCGATGCGAGCCTTCGAACCAGCCCGAGCCCGATCAACGAGCGCGAGATGATTGATCCGAATGTCTTTTTGCTGGGCGTCATACTGCTCGCCGTCTGCGGTCTGACCCGGCGTCCAGTCGAGGTCGCAGGTGTATCCGGCGCTCAGTTCGCGCTTGCCGTCCATCACCTGCTTGATGGCTGCCGCATCCTTGAGGATCAAAGGCAGCTGGATCCACTCTCCGTCGCGCTTGGCGGCTGTGGAGACCTCGCCAGCCCCCAGCTCTTTCCAGTTGTCCGCCGTGACGGCCTCAAGCGGGTGATCAATGGTGACCGGAGCGTGAGAAAAGGACTGCATGCTGGCCTGGTCGAACACCTCTGTCTCGTCACGGTAGACGCGCACGATATCCATCTCGGGGCGACCGAGCTCTGCGCCGGTGTAGAGCTGGATTCCGGTGCGCACGCAGCGAGCCACCGCTGTCATGTAGCCGTCACCGGTCATTCGCGTGCCGGAGACCGACACGGCGTCCTCAAACTGAAGCGGCATAACGCTCTCCTATCGGTAAAGGTCCGGCTTGACGCACCGCCGAACCGCTCTTGGATCGAAACGAAGCCCGCAGTGGTCGGCGACCGGCGCGAACTCATGTGCATCCCGGATTACTCGGCGCGGCCACACCTCGACGATGTCGAGGCCCGCAACCTTCATGGCATCGAAACGCTTCACCTGTTCGTCGACCCAGCGCCCCCAGGCGTCACGGTCATTCCCATGAGCGGCCATGAAGCTGGTGCGGATGCAGCTGTCGATGATCTCTACACGATCGCGGCGCACCAGAACCCACTTCGCCATCGGAAAGGCTTTCGCCCAGGCTTGCCACACAAGAGCGAGTTTCGCGTCCTTGTAGGCGAGCCCCCGAATATTCCCACCGAGCGCGCCAAGCACTCGCCCTTGCAGCCCAGGGACCTCTTTCACCCGACTTGGCGCTGGAAAGTGCGACTGCCCGAGCGGATCGCCGCCGAACTCACTGATCATCGGCTTCAAGATGCTCTGGCGAACCACGACATTCTCGTAGAGCGCGTTGACATCCTTCTCCGGTCCGAGCTTTGCGCCACAGACTTCCAGCATTTGGGTCGTCAGCGACGTGCCGGAGCGGGCACATCCCGTGATCAAGATCACGACGTTTGATCCCCCAAGCACACGCCTATGCCACCTTGAAGCAGGTCATCCAGCGCGAGCTGCGGTGCGCCGGAATAGGCGCTGCCCACAGTCGCGTTGATCACGGCCACGCCTTTCGCGGCCAGTCCCTTTCGGACGATGTCGAGCCCCGGCATGAAGTCCTGTTCGTAGAAGCGCGGCGGGGTCTCGTGCTTATGCGACGCGTGGTAGTTTCCCGGCCGCATATCGAAGCCGAGCCAGACCACCTCGCGCGCGCCCATGTGATAGGCGATGCAAGTGGCCATCGCCCCTGAGCAGAATCCGAAGACCGTATCGGCCTCATAGGTCATGACGTGCGAACGATCATGCCGTAGCCGCAGCAGTGACCAAGGCGCAACTCCATCTCGTGGAACCTGCCGGCAGAACCTCAGCGGGCTGCGGTTGAGGTGCAGTCGATCTTTATTCCATTCGAACCAGCGGCCGTCCGCAGCGAACATCGCATCCGCATCCGGCACGAGATCCAATGCCGCTGTGTTGGTCGCGATGACTTTGCCATGCCCCTTTAGGACAACAGGGTTGAACCCCTTCAGCGACGGGCCACCGCCAATCACGAAGGCGCGCTCTCCCGACCAAGCTGGCTCAATGGTGTAGTACTCACTCATCCAGCACCTCCAGCCATGCCTGGGCTTGGCACGCGCAGTACGGCGCGAAACCCGGCGCGTCTGTCTTGGCGACATTGCTGTCCCAGTCGTAGACCTTGCCGTTGCGAGCCTTGTGTTCGGGGCGATAGTTCTTTTTCCCCGAATGGCGCCACTTGAACTGATCGATTCCCGCCTCGTTCTGACGGATGCGGGTGAGCTCAGCGACCATCTTCTGGCTTTGATCGATCGCTATGCGGTTTGCCCGGCGACGAGCGATGCCCAGGCGATCCTCGAGCTCCTTGCCAACCTGCCGCCGGGGTGTCTGGTTGGTCACCCCTCTCCAGACGACCTCAGCGATATCCTTGCGAAGGTCATCGTCGATGTTGCGGATCAGGCTCGTGATACGCTGCTCAAATGCCCTGATCTCCGGCAAGCTGCTCAGCTCGTCGATGAAGGGGAAGATGTCGACGCCGGAACCGGCCCGCACGATCTGCCGCCACCGAGCCCTGTGCCAGCTTTGCAGCCGCGTCATCCACTCCAGTACGTCCGCGACGATCTCAATGCTCAGGTTGGCTCGATCACGCTCTGCCTGAGCGAGAGCCGCGGCCAGGTCATCCGACTCGTCATCTCGGGTCAGGGCCGCCACAACGGCACCATAGGCGTCCTTCAGCTCACCCCGGACGAATGACTGCCAACCGCGAACCGGCTTAGCGGTGATTGCGTACAGCTCGCGCTGAAGGGTCTCTGTCACCTCAATAGGGCGAAGGGCGAAAGAGCCTCGCTTTCCTGCCATTCGTGCGAGGTCTGCCAGAAGATAGGCCATAGCTACCGCTCGACAACACCGGCGAGCCAGTCTTCGTCGACCTCCTCAAAGACTTCCGGCCCCAGCACGATCTGGCCCTGATACGCCTCAAGAGACTTAATCTCGAAGGGGTTGCTGTATGTGACGGTAATGTGCGGTTGATACTCGGGATGATCCCACGTCGCCCCTGCCCGCTTGATTTCTTCATGCCGCCAGGACAGCTCTGACGAATTGAACAGCAGGACGGTCGCCTCTCCAAACTTCTCGATCAGACGAGCGCCACCAGCGGGGATGACAATCTCCTCCTGCCAGGGCTGCCCTGTCTTCATCCAGTCGACCGCCTTGCGGCTGAACGCGATGGTGACATGGAGGCTTTCAGGCGCCAGCGTTGTCAGGAGCCCTTGATCCTTCGCCCAGGCGATGATCTCGTCAGCATTCACGACGTTTCGGCGCACGTAGAGCGTGCGGGGCGCTGCGTCGGCGATCCCGGACGGATCCTCCTCGACATCACCGCGCCCTGCATCCGGATCAAAGTCGCCCGTCTCTTCCTCAAACTCCTCGAGACCCTGCTCAAGGCCTGGCCACTGCCCGCTGTCGATCATCGAGTTCGTCAGCGCGGCGGCGAGAGCTCTGGACGGCACCAGCCCAGTCGCCGCGATTTTCTCAACCGCTGTCGCGCGGCTGACTTCAATTTCCGCCAGCTCCTGGGGCTCCTGCTGCCACAGGCTCGGCCACGCGTAGTGGATAGACG